CGCAGCCATGTCGCGGGCTTCACGAATAGTTCTTGCCACAAGACCGTCACCACCGAGACCCTGACCGTAGTAGTCGAGACCTTTGCGGGCTGCTTCACGGATGTAGGACGGTACGTCGAATGTGAGCTGTCTGACGTAATCGATTGGTGGTTCCTCGAAGTATGGGGCGTCTTCATCGTTGACGTCTCCAGTCTGCACTTCTTGTCCGGGGTTGTCGTTGGGTCCACCGTGTACGGGTTCCCATGCGTTGCAGTAGTAGGCGGGTGAAACTTCTGCATCCCACCGCTTGCAGTAGAAGTTCTTGAAGTAGCCGCAGTTTCCGCAGTTGCGGTTCGCTGGCACGTCGGCGGTGACGGCTGGGCGATAGTTCTCTGGCAGCTCTCGGTCTTCGATGGACTTTGATTCCGAGTAGCGCGGATGGTCCGGGTGAAGCAGGTCGTTGTCACCGACGTATGAAGGGTTCTCTGGTCGACCGGTGCGTGCAAGGAACAGAAACGCATTTACACGGGCCATCGCCCACGCGCCACGCGAAACACCTGGGCGATGCGACGTCGAATACGCACCGGCACCGCGACGGTAGACGGAACGCAACGCGCCGACACGCACCCGAGTCCACTCGGGTCGGTCACGGTCCGACATGTTCTGATTGTGTTCTTCGGCTTTGTTGCTCAATGCGGTTTCGGTCGATGCATCAAGTTCGATGTCGCCACCTTTGCCAGCAGCCGAACCCGGCTCGTTCTCTTCCGACCCGGTGATCTGGTCCTTTGTCGGGGCTGGTGCATCGGCCCGAGAGTCGACGTCGTCTTCGTCTGGTTCGTCTTCGTCGTCGTAATAGTCGTTGCGTTCGCCACCTGGTTCCATGTCCTCGGCAATCGACACCGCCACCATCTGGTCGATGGCCGCCTGCTTCGTCGTATGGCAGCCGATGACTTCTCCATCTTCCTTTTCAACCGCCCAGCCTGAGCAGTTCGGATTTGATTCGGAGATGAAGTACGGCATCAGAACGTCTGCGTGATGTAGCTGAGAACATGACCAGCTTTGCTGGATACAGCAAAGATTCGTTCACCCGCGTTCAACTCAAACTCGATGCGTTCAAGTTTCCCAAGAACCAACCCGGTATTGACTGTCACGTTTGATGCGCCCAAATAGAGCGTGTCAGTGTTGTCATTGTTCGCAATGTGCAAACGCATCGGATTCGCCGACGCACCATTGATCTGCGTCGCTGCAGTACCAACCGCGACCGTTCCACTTGCCAAAGCCATAGTCAACCTCTCAGAGCATCAACAATACTTGCAAGTCGTCCTCTTCGGCGATGAACGTGATTTCACCCGCAGCCGACGCAGTCACCCCAGCCACGATTGGTGTGCAGTATGCGAGCACCGTTTTCGGATTCGGCAGAACAATCTCTGGCACAACCTCAACTTGAGGTTCGCGTTTCTTTTGCCTCGGTTGCGCATACGGATACGGTCGACCACCCGCCTGCTGAACTGGTGCGGGCGGAGGTGTCGGCGGTACCACCGTCCCCGTCGCTGAAGCATCCAACCCGCCGAGTGGCGCATCACCAACAGCGTCAGCCGAGACCGCTCCATCGGCGGAAGCCACCAAACCGCCCAGGAGGCTCTCTGCTGAGGCGACCACGGTGATGACACCAGTTGCCGCCGAAGTCGCTTCTCCGAGCCCCGCAGACGCCTCTGCGGCGATTGTGATGACAGCAGCAGCCGTTGCTATCAGTTCGCCGAGCGGCGCATCAGCCTCACCGGTATCAGAGACGACTGCCGACGCCGAAGCAGCCAAGGCACCGAGATCGGCTTGCGCATCCGCCAACACCTCGACATCGACCTCAGCAACCTCCGCGAGCAGTTCGCCCAGCGGGGCGTCAGCGGTTGCGGTGATGACAGGTGTGATCGTGGCAGTAGCCGACGCCGACAAACCGCCAAGGTTCGCAGCTCCGGTGGCGGGTGTCGTGAACGTCGTGCCATCAAGGACACCTTCGTCAAGTCGAGCAGTGTCGAGAACGAACGCGGGTGATGGACCGCCGAGTCGTACGTTGGCGTCGTCGAGTTGCGACTGGTCGAGGTAGAACCGTGCGACCATGACGGCCGCTTACGAAGCGAGAGTCAGCGAGACCGTGAGTGCGCCCGAGGAGATCGTGAACGTGTCGCCTGCGGTGTAGGCGTTTGCGGTGATGGTTCCTGAGAAGAGGAAGTTTCCTGCTGTTTCGTTGTCCCATGCGGTGAAGTGTGTTGCGTCTTGCGAACCGGCGATGTTCGTCCAGGTGATGTCGGCATCAGATGCGATCGAGCCCGTCGAGGCGGCTGCGAACGACGCCGATTTGCGTGTCGTTTCCGTTGCTGCTCCGCTGGTGCCATTTGCTCCTGGGTCTGACACATGCAGTTTTACATACACGGTCGCCACCGCGAAAGAAGTGTTGTTGCCGACCGCATCAAGCCATGCGTTCGCCAAATACGAAGAGATACCAGTAGCCATCAGCCCTCAACCCTTTCCACGATTTCAGTGATGCGACCGTCCTCGCCACGCACCACCTGACGCACCACGGTGCGCTGCTCTGGGACGTTGACGTTGACGACTGTTTCTGGCACGTTGACGACCGGCGCGTCGACATGCACCGAAGGCGGTGCGACATGAATGACTTGCTCTGGCATGTTCAGATTCAGTTCTCGTTTTGAGTTCACTTCGTATGCGGCTTGCGGATCGGCAGGACTGACTGTTGCAAGCGGCTGCAACTGCGTAGATGGCAGACCGGTGTGGTCGATGCTCGGCATGTCGAGAGCTGCGAGTACCCCAGCCGGGTCAAATCCTGCGAGCACGAGTCGTTGCGCAATCAACGACTTGCGATCGAGATCGGCGAGGTTGGCTGCGGTGATGTCAATATTGGCGAGCGGTACGCGGTATGCGTCTCCGCCTTCGATTGGTGACATGTCCTCAAAGCGACGCACATCGTTGACCGAAAGATAGCCGTTCATCAAGCCTGATGAATATGAGGCGTTGCGTGCGGAGATGTCGCCACGCAGAAGTCCCGCGGTGGTGAATCGAATGAACGCACGACCCGCCAATAAGACGCTGTATTCGGACTCAAGTTTTGACAGGTATGGGACTAAAGAATGCTGCAGGAACGAAAGTTGGTTGGCCTCTACGGATGCGTAGCTCATCGCACCTGGCGTCGTCACACCGATCATTGACGGCGGCACACGGAAGATGCGAGCAATCTCTTCGACTGCGAACTGGCGTGATTCGAGGAACTGTGATTCGTTCGGGTCGACGCCGGTCTTCTGGAATGTTGCGCCACCGAACAGGATGCCTGGGCGATGCGAACGACGCAGACCCTTGTGGCCGTCCTCGAATGCATCGACAAGATTCTTGGCTTGTTCGCGTGACAAGTTGCCGGGGAACTGGATGATGCCGGTCGTCGATGAGCCTTGTCCGAAGAATCGTGCAGCGAACTCTTCGAGCGCACGAGACAGACCGAGGTTCTCTTTGACGAGGTCGATGCGCGACTTGCCACGCAACTCGCCTGGCAGTACCAGGTCTTTGATGTGGATCATGTCGACGTCTTCGATGCGGTCTTTGGCGTCGTAGACGTAGAACAGGCGGCCTGCTGCATCGCGGCGCACTTCGGTGCGTTGCGGGTTCAACACCGACAGGGCGAGCACTTCGCCTTCTTCGTCACGGATGATGCGAGTGAATGAGTTGCCGTTCAGTAGCAGTGAGACGAGCACCTGCTGGAAGTGGTCGTCTTTGGTGACGCCGATGTCGGGTGCATCGAGCCACGCTGGGCGTGGTCGGTACTGGAGTCGCACGCCTTCTTGGCGGATGTACGAATCAACCGGCAGCGACGCAATCGTGTCGGCGATGAGACGCACGCAGGCGTACACCGAACCGATCTTGAGCGAATCTTCCTGCGTGACGTACACGCCTGAGTTCGTCGTGAACGTGTACCCGTCGCCGAGCGCGAAGAGCGACTGGAATGAAATCGCACGCTCTTCCTCGCGTTGCTTACGAGACGGTACGAGGCGGTCGAAGATCACTTGTTGTCATCCTTCGCCACGGTGCGAGACAGCGCGAAGGCTGCACCGAGGCAGGCGAGACCGAACACCATCGCCCCGAGGGCTGGTGACACGAGGAAGCCCGCAGCTACTAGCGCGAAAATTCCGAGAAGTTCTAGCACGACAACGACCATCCTGACCTCCTAGGTTAGACGAACAAGCGTAGTCATACCACGAAGAAGCCAGGTGTGGGAGCTTCGACCGGTGTCGTGGTGGCACGATCGGTTGCCATCGCCAACGCAATCACTGCGTCAATCTTGCGTTTCGACTTGCCTTTGCTCAACGTCCAACCGTTGTCCTTGACACGTTGCGCCGCCGACAGGACTTGGTCGGAGAAGATTGGATTGCCGTCGTGCGCAAGTTTCTGATTCACGATCAACTCATAGAGGTTGCCGCACGCAGGCACCATGCGTTGCGGCGACTGCGGATACTCAACCATCGGGAACCCGTCCTCGGCCAGAGCCTCGGCGGTGCGCATGAAGAACGCCGGGTCGAACGCAATCTCCTGAATGTCGTACTGCTGCGCAATCTCCCGCAGGTACGACTCGACCGCAGCGACATCGAGCACGCCGCCTTCAGGCAACCAAATCTTCGCCCGCGCAACCAGCCTGCCCTCGACACGCTGAACCAACACGACCGCTGTCGTGTCACGCTTCAACGCCATGTCCACACCAACCCACGTCGGCGCACCGGGCACAAGATGTAAATCAGGTTCACGGCACAACTCCCACGCACCCTGCGGCAACCAAGAATCCTCAGCAGTACGAACCCACTGATTGAACCGATACCGACGCACACTCACTTCGCTCGTCTGACGCACTGCAATCTCCATGTCCTCCATGTCGAGCAAAACTTCGGCAAGATTCGGATTCGCCTGCAACCAAGCATCACGATCATTCAGGTCGCAACCCTCCGGTGCTTCCCACCACCAGAACCCGAACTGCTCATCCTCAAGCTCACCGCGACACACCTTCTGGCCGTAGGCGTAAAGAGTTCCGCAAATGCTCGACAAGTCATAACCCGCAGTCGTGATTGCCACGATCTGCGGGTCACGTCTCGCACCCGAGCCGAGCGTCAAAGCATCCCAAAGTTCTGAGTTCGGCTGAACATGCAACTCGTCGAAGATGACCGTCGACGGGTTCAAGCCTTGCTGCAACTTCGCATCGCTCGACAGCACCCGGTAGACGCTGTGCGTCGAAGGCACCTCAATCGCATCCCGATACACCTTGCAGATTCCGCTCAACGCAGGCGACTGCTGCACCTGCCACTTCGCCTCATCGAACACCACCCGCGCCTGGCGTCGGTCACCAGCAGCCGAATATACCTCGGCACCATGCTCGCCCTCGATGAGACCGTAGAGCGCAATCAGCGAACCCAGCAACGATTTCCCGTTCTTGCGGCCAAGACCAATCAGACTTCGGCGATACCTCAGCAGACCATCAGGCCTGCGTTCATAGAGCGACTCAATCAACTGCCGCTGCCACGCAGTCAACTCAAACGACTGCCCCGCCCGAATCCCTTTGGATACATGCATGAACGTCGACGCAAAGTCGGCGACACGCTGACCGTCAGACTGCTGGAACTTCCTCGGCGTCGACCACC